CCGATAGCGTCTTACCGCGCATGGCGCCCAGGCGGCTCCAGGTCAGACCCCCCACGGTGGCGGTCTCGTCGGCGATGGAATATTCGACCACCAGCAGGCGGCCGACGTACTTGGGGGATGGCATGTGTGAACCTCAGTCGGTGATGGTGGTGACGGACATTTCAAACACGGTGCGGCCGTCGTCGGTGGCCATGAAAACGGGCTCGCCGGCCTGGAGTTGCATCACCGTGTCCGAGCCCGGCCAGACGCGCAAGGCCTCGATGATACTGCCCGCCGCGGTGTCAGCCACGGTGCTCGCATCGGCCGCGCCGGCGATGATGGCGACGTTGAACAGCGGCCTGCGCACAACCTCGGCGCCCGCGCCGCCGACCGGGCGCACGACGACGTAGCGTTTCGTCTGGTCGGCCGGATCGTCGCGCCAGCGGCCGAACTGGATCACCCACCCGGTGGGGAAGGTGCTCTGCAGCACGGCGCGCAGGGCGTCGGAGGCGGCGCTCATGTCTTGAGGCTCCCCTTGATGACGGCGCGGATGTTCGGCTCGGCGTTTTCGAACCCGCGCTTCAAAAATTCTTTCTCGGCGCTGGCCCGGCGGAACGTCTGGGCGTTGTCCGGGTCGTGCACGGCCCGCGCGTATTCGGCGGTGTATCCCACGGTGCCCACGATGCGGGAGCCGTCCGCCTCAACCTTGCGGTATTGGCTGTTGAGCAACGTGCTGGTGTCGATGGGCGTGAGCACGCTCGCTTCGCTGGCCCCCAGGATGAGCGCTTTGCTCATACCCGCGGCGGCTTTGCGCTGGCGCGAGTCGATGAACTGCGGCATGAGGTTCACGACGCGCGGCATGCTCACGTGGCGACCTCGAAATCGTCCGCCACCCGGTCAAACGTGTCGGCGTACCGATGCACGCTGCGCACCTCGGGTGCGCCGGCCACCAGCGGGTCGAGTGCGGTGCTGGTGCCGATCAAGATGCGGTCCCCGCGCTTGATGTCGGCCCGCTCGGTGTAGATGATCTGCCGCGTCGTGAACTCCACGCCCGTCGAGTCGGTGCGGCGCTCGGCCTTGGCGCTGTAGTCGCACAGCACGGCCTGGGGAGCACCGTACGTGACGGCACCGGTCCAGTCGTCACGTCCCAGCAGCACCCAAAGGGTGGCGGTTGCGGTGTAGGACCAGGCGGCAGCAGCGGACATGGTTCAGCCGCACACGGCCAGGAACAGCGAGCCGACGGAGGGATCCGGGCCCACGATGTCGGTGACGGTGCCAGCGGTGTCCAGCGCGGCCAGCGAGCGGCGCAGCGCACTGAGCGCCTTGTCGGCGTTCTTGAAGCTGCGCGACGCGCCGGAGGGAGCGGCTTGCGAGTTGAGGCGGCGCGGGTCGCCGGCCGCCGCCACGATCGCAACGGCCATCGACTGCACGCGGATCTGCGTCGAGGCGCTGTAGCCGGCAGTCACCATGGCGGCCTCGGCGACGGCCACGTCGGCCACGGCGGCATCGACCAGGAACCCCGGGAGAACGATCCCCAAGGCCTGGTCGAGATACTGGGCCGCCTGGGCCGACGTGATCATGTCAGCGCGAGCGGCGCGACGTGGCCGTCGCTTCGTCGGACGGCTTGGCTTCGAGCATGGCGCGCAACGCCGCATTCTCGGCCTGCAACGCGTTCACGTCGGCTGCCGGCGCCGCGACGAAACCGTCGGGCACCCGCGTGCATTTGCCGACGGCCCACGCCGGCAGCTTGTCGCCTTCCAGCTCGACGACGCTGCCGACTTGCGAGCCTTCAGGCCAGGGCGCCTTGAGCGCCGTGATCGTGATTTTCATGCTTAAGCCCTCGTGTAAGCCGCGATGTGCGAACGGCTGTTCGCGTCGCTGCGGAATTGCGGGGCGGCCATGGCCAGGACCGAGAAGGCGTAGTCGTCCATCTCATTGACCCGGGTTTTGGGACGCGTGGTGACCGGCATGCCGGTGAGGATCGAACCCCACTCGCCGCTGTCGATGTTGTTCACCGCGATCACGTCGTTGGCCGCGAGCTTGCTGCAGGGGATCACCTCGCGCACGCCGGGGATGGCCAGCATGTTCTGGGCGATCTTGCCAGGGTAAGCCGAGCCGTAGTCCGTGACGCCGGCATAGAACCAGTCGGAGTAGTTCACGAAGACGGTGGCCTGACCGAACGAGTTGTCGGTGATGAGCGCCTGCAACACGGTCGTGAATGCCGTCAGCCAGTTGGCGGCCGTCCCGCCGTTCAGGTTGAACGAGCCGTACGTCCCGCTGCTGCGGTCCGGGAAGGTCTTCAGGCCGTAGATGGTGCTGCCACCGACCACGATGGACGACAGCCCGTTGATGGCCATGTCCTCCAGCTTCTCGGCCACGGAGCGCTGATTGCCCGCCAGGCTGTCGGCCGCGCCGAAGCCCTGCGAACGAGCCAGCACCGCCCACTGACGGAAGCCGAAAGCGGCCTCGCTGTGGACGATCGGCACGGGCGTGCCGGCGAACGTGACGGTTGCCTGATCGGCCCTGCCGGGACCGCGGCCGTCCATGCTGACGTTGGTGCTACCCGAGTCGGAAATCTTCGGGTAGAACGACACCAGGTCGGCCATGTCCACGGGGGTCGAGTTGGCGCGCGCCAGCCGCGCAAAGACGTTCAGCACGTCACGCTGGATGTCGGCGGCACGCTTGTCGATGCGCCGCCAGGCGTCCAGGCCCACCGGCGCGGCGTTGCCGATCAGCGTGCGGCCCGCCGCGGCCCGAGCGATCTCGGTCTCGCGGGCGTCGAAGATCTGACGCGGCACGTTGTGCGCGTCGATCTGGGCTTGATTCATGAAGCGCAGCATGGTGCGGGTCCTTAGGTGAGCGACAGACGATAGAAGTTGGCGATCTCGACCGCGATCAGGTCGCCCGCGGACTTCGCACCAGCTTCCAGCGCGTAGGCCACGACCACCGCGGTCGCGCCCGCGGCCGTCAACCGGCCGGCCGCGCCGACGGTGAGCGGGTCGCCGAAAGCGTAGGTCGCAGCGGCCACAGCAACTATGTAGCGTTGGCCGGGCTCCAGGATGGCAGCGACGCCGCTGTCGCCGCTGGCGTAGGCCACGAGCAACGGATTGGTCGCCGTGAAGAAGTCGGCCGAAGCGGCGTAGTAGTCGCGGTTGATCAGCAGCCGCAACATCGGCGCCACCGCGGTGGCCTGCGTCAGCGTGGTCGCGCCCTCGGTGACGAAGGTGCACGGCAGGTAGGCGCCCGCGACGGTCTTGTCGCTGACGGTGTGGGGCGTCCGGTCAACGGGCGCCAGGTAAGCACGAGCGGCCATTACTTGACCTCCTTCAGGTGTTCGTTCGGGTCATAGGTGGCGTAGGGGTCCGCGCCACCGGCGCCGCCGCTGTTGCCGGCCAGCACCGGGGCGGCCTTGCTCGTGGCTTTCAGCTCGCGCAGCCGGGTCAAGCCCATCGCGCGGAAGTCGGCGACGGTCAGCGACGTGTTGACCTGCAGCTCGGTTGCGAGCGTGGTCAGCTCGGCATCGGCCGCGGCGTTGGCGGCCAGCTCGACCGCCGCCAGCTTGCTGTTCGCCGCGGTGAGGCGATCCTCGGTCGGCTTGACCACGAGGGCGTTGTAGGCGGTCAGCAGCGCGGCGTCGGTGAGCCCCGCAGTCTGCACGCCAGCTGCGGTCAGGGCCGCGACAATCTGCTCTTTCACTTGATCGACTCCTTGGTTGCTGGTGACTTCTTCGTACTTGACTTGGCGCTCGACCTGAACGGCCGAACCGGCCCACGACACGACACCTTCGGACGAAACGGCGTAGTCCTGGCGCCAGTAGGTGCCCGCTTCGTCGCGCCAGATGGCGTAACGAGTGTACACGTCCACGAGCCACGACCCGGAGGGCATCGACGACCCGAGGCCGTCCTCGATCGCGCGCAGACTCAGCTCGCTGGTGTTGCCCAGCAGCTTGCGCACCCAGCCCAGCAGGCCTGCGTGCCGCTTGTCGTCGGCCAGGGTGTCAATGCGGGCAGTCTCGACCTGCTCGGGCTGACCGGCAGCGTTGAGCCACATCCCGACCTTGTCGGCCGGGGTGCCGGCACCCTGCTCGTGCAGCAAGATGGCCAGGTGGTCATACTCGATGTTCGTGGCGATCCGTTCGTAGGACTTCCCGCCGCTCTGGCCGTTGGCCGTGATCGGCTCGCACAGCAGGCCGGTGCTCACGTGGATCGGCTCGCCGCTGGTGCCGGCGAGGGCAGCTTCGAGCCGCTCGACGATGGCCAGGCCGTCGGGCATCGCGCGGGCCTGGGCCTCGTTCACGACGATGTCCACGAGGGTTCGCCCGCCGACGTGACGGGCGTTGCGACAGACCGAGCCGACATAACTGGACAGCAGAGCGTCGCCATTCGTGGCGCTGATGCACTGGCCGTCGCTGTTCTTGGGGTGGCCTGCCGGCGCTGGCTTGCCGTTGAGCGTGGGCGCCGACTTGGCGAGCTGGTCGCCCGGGTACAGCATGCCGTTCATCACGATCCCGTCCACCGCGCCGCACACGTCTTTGATCGTGTAAGTCCCGCCGGTCTTGCTGACGTTGCGGGCATTGACGGTCGTGAGTATGTGGACGCGCTGGGTCATGGGCGCGAATATACAGCAAAAAAAAATCCCGCCGGCCGTGAGGCGGGGCGGGATCAAGGCTCGCTGGTCGAACCGGAGACAACGCAGAAAACGAATCCTACCTCACTTGTGAATCAGGTTCAAGTGCACGTACGCAAATAATTCGCCTCGCGGCGCGACAAGCTGCGGCGCATGAACGTCGCCTGATGCGACACAGCCCGCACGATCTGGACACCCGGCCGGGTGTGGATCATCGGGCTGAACTTGGCGAGCACCTGGCTGACCCGCGTGGACACCTCGCGCCACAGGCCGGTTAGGACGTTGATGCAGACGGTGACGGCGCCAGAAGCGAACGCCAGTGCGGCGACGAAGATGCGGGGGAGACTGAAACAAGCCATGAAAAACTCCAAAAGTGAGGGTTGATCGGTCGGTAAGCAGCGCCAGTCTACCGCCACCGGGCCGCTGCAACGAACTTTCCGACGAACGGTATTGCACTGGCGCACGGTGGGCGCTATAGTTCAGTCATCGAAACAAGGAGCGCAACATGACCTTCACCCTCGAAACCGTCACCACTCCCGCCCGCACCGGCCACATCCTGCTGAAGGATCGCCCCCAAACGACGCGCGAAGTCATCGAATGCGACGGCAAGCTCTACTGCGAAGTCGAAGGGATGACCCACGACGAGGCCGCGAAGCTGGTGGAAGACCTCAACGCTGGCTACCGGTACTGACCATGACCCCCAACCTCCTGCACACCGCCATCACCCAGCTAGCCACGACGGGCCGGGTCGATCCAAACACGTACAGCGACCTGCACACCAGCGCCAGGCGCACGCTGGCCACGCAGTTCGGCGTGCGCCCCTGCGGCACCGTGCCGTGGCCGGCCGACGCGCGGCGCGATGCGACCGTCGAGCTTTACCTGATGGAGACGGGATCGTGAAAGCCGCGCTAACAGAGATCGCTGCGACAGGGCGTGTGACTGCTCGCACCTACGCTGCGCTGCTGCCTGAGCAGCGCCAGGCACTGGAAGATGCCTGCGGGTTGCAAGCTGACGGCACGTGCATGCACTTCGGCGTGCGTGGCATCGCGTGGCAGGCGCTAGGCGGCAATCTACTTGTCGGAGAAACGACAAAACATGAACTCGACGGATGAACGGCGCTTGACGTAGCGCCCAACAGGCGCTATAGTCTACCCATCGAAACAAGGAGCCCGAAATGAACCGCACCGAAGCCCTCGCCGCCCTGAAGAACATCACCACCCTGCGCACTACCGTGCACGGCGCGTCGCTCGGGACCGGCTTCTTCTTCGCCGATGCAGCAACGGTGCTTGGCGGCTTTGACCGCGCGTCGCGCAACCTCTCGGCGCTTATCAAGGTCGGGCGCGTGCGCTGCACTTCCGTGCAAATTGGCGCAACTTTCCACGACTTTTACGCGGTCGTCTGACGAACGGTATTGCGCTGACGCACGGTGGGCGCTATAGTTCAGTCATCGAAACAAGGAGCGCAACATGCAAACGATCACGATCAATGGCGACGCCGACGGCCTTGGTGCATCCAGCGACTGGAACCACAGCGGTCTGCTGTCCGATGTCGAATACTTCACGGCAGAGTTTGCAGACGGCACCCTGCACGTCATGCAAGTAGCCACAAACGTGGCTACTGGCGATCGCGTGTCCGAGCACCTGATCGCCTGCATCGACGGAGAAAGCTGCGCGGCGTCTGTTCAGCGCTGGTTTACCGATGCTGGAATCGCAAACCGCGTGGCGGGCTAGGCCGCCAACATGGCCTACG